CCAAAATATAAGTTAGATTTTATAGTAGCAACTGCTGTGTTAGAAGCTAAACCATTAGCAACAAATATTTTTACACCATCAAAAGTTAAACTTCCGTTGTTGTACCATTGTGTACCTTGAGCGTTTGTACCATTTGCACCTAATCCACTTGCACCAAATCCACCTAAAGCTCTTACGTATGCTTTAGCTATATTTTGAGAAACGTATAAATACAAATCTTCTTTTCCGTAAAGTGTTGCAGGAATAGCATCAATGATTTTTCCAAGTTCTGCAACTACGTTAGAAGCAGTTACAGTTGTTCCAGCAATTTCTTGAGCAGTAGGTAAACCAGCATCAGCTGCTATTTTAGTTGTAAAGCCATCAAATTGACCTGTTGTTCCTGTAGCACCTCTCCAGATTGTTACTTCGTTTTCAGCAGCTACTTTAGAAGCTACATATCCTAAAAGGTAATCTTGAAAAGATGGAGGCAAAGTATCAAAAGATGAATACCCTTGCTCAATTCCTTGCCAGGTTGTGTGGAATGTAGATTTACATAATTGTAAATTTACTTGTAAGTCTTTTACAGTCAATACTCTTTCGTTAAGAGTGATTGTTGAAGTAGAAGTAAAATCACAAGTGGCATCTTTTAAAAGTCCATCAGTAGCAACTTTTTGAAGTACTTGTTTGTATTTTACATTTGGTAAAATCTCAACACCACCATTCTCGATAGTTGGCGAAGATAATAGGGCAGCCGCAACATATTTTTTTGCGAATTCCCCAGCATAAGTAGTAGTAATACTAGTTGTAGTAGCCATTTTTTAATATTTATTAGTTAGTTTTTAAATAATTTTGCGAATACTACATCCTCTGTAGTTCTTTCACGTTTTGAAGCAAATTGAAAAGTGTCTTTTGCAATTACATTTTCAGGGTTGTGATTAATTGGAGTTGCAGCAGGAGCATTACTTGCTAATTCAACTTTCAATCTTTCATTCTCTGTTTTTAATGTTTCGATTTGAGACATTAATTCAGTTTTAATTTTTTCGATTTCAGCAAAAAAAGTTTCTTTTGATACAGATTCAACAACCTTTTTAGGAGCTGCTGCTGCTTGTACTGGTTCTGTTGCTTCTGCTGCAGGATGTGCTGTTTCAGGCATAACTTCTTCTGCTGCTTGTGGACCAACAGACATAATAACACCTTCAACTTCTACAACTAAAGCATCACCATTTGCTAAAGTGTACTCGCCTACTGGCATAGGCACTACTCCATCAGGAGTAACAATTCCAACTGAATAATCAGGAGCGAATTCTTCTGCTTCGATAGTGGTTACCCCATCCATCAAAGTTTGCTGAGCCAATTTTACTTCCATAGAAAGTAATGCTCTAACATTGTTTAATACATTTTTGTAAGTCATATTTAATTAATTAGTAATTACTCTTTGAGTTGTTGTATTGGTAACTGTAACTGTACTTTGTTCAACTAATGATCCAATCCCTTGCGCATCTAAATCACCTGTACAACATTCTTTATTATACGTTCCATCTTTACAAAGACATCCTCTTTTACCACCTCTAGGCGATGTTGATTTATTATCCATTTAACAATTTTTTTAACTGTTCTATTATTTGTTTATTAGATGATAATTGTGCTTTGTCCGCAAAATAACCTTCAATACTAAATCCTTTAATCTCTCCAGCTTTTACTTTATTCCAAATATCATCGTTATTGACTTTCATTGAAATCATCCACGTTCCTTTTGGTAAACTAAAACCGTATTGTTTTGATTTGTCCATTTCTGGATTATCAATAATCCAACTTTCAACTACACTTAAATCCTTTACAGATTTTTCGTGCATTAGTGTTGCGTTGTTTTGATTGCCATTCATTAAAAACTTTTCACTCGCCTGTTTAATAGTAACAGCAGAAAAGAAAACATTAAACTCATCCTTACCATTTTTGCGATAAATCATTTTATCAGGAACTAAAGCTGCACCCATTAAGATACGCTGCTCATTATCCACTTCTACTAATTTAATTTCGTGTTGTTCTTTTAATGCAATAAAGTTTTCTTCAATAGCAGGTCTATCTACCACGCTAATAGCATCAACTCCGTCTGTATCTTTATTCAATATCAATTCAAATATCTGCATACCTATATAACGTTTTTTTATTTATAGTGTTTGTGAAATGGGTTTAAACTATTGGTTTACAAGCAATTACAAAGATGACTAACCTAAAGAAGCATTACTAACTATGTTTCTATTTAAAGATTGAGCAGTAGTTACATTTTGTGCTACTACAAAAGCCTGTATTGGAGTTTGTGGTTTATTATTCATTGTTTCTGCTAATTGATTTACTCCAGCATTACCAACAACATTAAATTTAGGAGCAGCAGCACCGCCCCCGCCTACTGGTCCAGAACTTCCTGCTGAACCACCACCTACAGCACTTAATGCTTTTGCAGTTGCAGCTATAGTTGTTGCTACTCCTAATGCAGTTGTTATATTATTCATAGCTATAACTGGTATTGCAGATGCTCCACTTGTTGCTATTGCTTGAGGTGTAGCAAGTGCTCCAATATTAGCTGCATTATTTGCAATAATCATTTTACCTATACCTATTGCATTTTCTGCTATAATAGCTGCTTTTTGTACTGCTTTACTTTTACCGCCTATTTCTTTTAAAAAATTAATTCCACCTTCTGCCAATGCAAAACTAGCATCTTGAATATCTTTTTTCTGTTGTGCTACTGCTTGTTCTGCATCTAATTTCTTTTTATTATCTGCATCAGTAGCAGTAGCCATTCTAGCCTTATGTTCGCCATCTAATTTCTCAATTAAAGTTTGCTTTTCTAATTCAGTTTGAGCAATACTATTAATTTCAGCTAATCTTCTTTGATAATCTAGTTCTTCTTTTTGTACAGCAGTAACTGCTAAACGAGCGGCTTTCTCATCGTCATATCTTTTGTTTAAATCAGCTATTGCTTTATTATGATTTTCTTCCGCTATTATTTCTTGTTGTTGTAATTCTAATAAAAACTTTTGTCTATCTGCTACAGATAATTTATTATTATTTAAAACAACATTTCTTTTTTCATCAATAGATAATTTAGTGTTTTTTAATTCCTCGTCTACATTTGCTTTCGCTAAATCAAATGATTTTTTTTGTGCTTCTTGTTTTTCTTTTAATGCAGTTTTTTCAGCCTCAGATTTAGTTTTTAATATTTCTTTTTGTTCGTCTACTGCTGCCTTTGCATCTGCAGTTTCCTGTCTATTAAGCATTTTTCTTTGCTTATTCAACTTTATTCCAGTCATTGCATTTTCAGTTTCAGCTTCGTTTAATGCAATAGTCAATTCTCTCAACTCTTGTTTAGCTTTTTTCTCTGCCTCTCCACCCATAGCCTTAGCTTTTTCTTTAGCTATTTTTAAATCTTCTGCAGCAATTCTAACCTTTTCAGCACTTGAGGATTTTTCTGCTTTTGTAACTTCTTCTAATGCTTTCTTTTTATCTTTTAAAGATGCAGTTTCATCTGTTAATGTTTCACGAGATTGTACTAATAATTTATTTGTTTCAGATTGTACAACGGCTTGTAATTTTCTTGCTTTGTCGTTTGCTTGTTGTTGCTTCTCTAAATTATAAACTATTTTTGCAGTAGTTCCATCAACTGCGTTTCCTAATTGCTTATATGATTCTGTTGCTTCTTTGTTAGCTTTTTTCATTGACTCCGCAGCCCCCTTAAAATCTAATGTTATAAATTTAAATGCAGCAGTTGCAACATCAATTAATGCTCTACCTAAACCAAAAATTGCATCTTTTACTTGTGTGCCTATTGCAGAAATAGCAGCAAAGGCAGCCTTTAATTCTTTGCCACCTGCAACTGAACTTTGAAACGCTTCGTATAAGAATTTTAATGTAACAACAATAGCGGCCAAAATAGCACCAACTGGATTAGCTACTAATTCCCACATTTTTAATAACAAACCATTAGAGCCTTTTATTGCAGCACCAAAGGCAGGATTCAAACTTCCTACTGCTCCACCTATAGAATTAATACCCCCTTCTAATTTAGAAAGAGTTGCAGATTTACCGCTTAATTCTCCTATTGAGTTTGTTGCTCCTTTTAATGCTCCCGATAAATTATTTGTCGATTTTGTGGTTTGATCTAAATTATGCTCAACCTTAATATTGACTACTTTGTTATCCATTTCAATTCTCTTTTTATTTGTTTAAATCCTTTTTTAAAAGTTTTATTTAATTCATACTTCCCCTTAGCTATCTCTATATTTTCAGATTGCCCATAGTGTTCATCTAACTGCAATAATTCTATTATTAATTTTATCATAATCTTTGTGTTACTGGTATATTTACGTCTATTACATTACCATCATAATCTTGAAACTTCATTGAAAAGTCTTGACTTCTATCTGCTCCTGTTGTATTTTGTGCTATTGAAACAATCACACTAAAATCTTCTGTTGCTGGTCCATATCCTAATGTAGTTACAAACCCTCTAGTTTCAGTTGGCACAAGCACATATTCAAATAATCCTTTGAAAATATCTACTTTAACCTCTTGAGCCATATTATTTACATCTAACATTTCTATATTAGCAAATCTGTAACCTATTGAATTATAACCTAATGTTCTATAGTCATTTATTAATTCTAAAGATGCCTCGCCATTTGTTAAATCTGTAGTAAATGAATTTATAATGTATCTGTTATCTCTAATTATAATCCTATCGTTTAGTTTTAAGTTAGTTAAATTTTGTGGTAATAATTTTGCTTTAACTTTTAATACTCTTGTTTTTTGATTATAAAGATTTGTAACATATTGCTCGTAATGTCTTTTATAAAGTCCTTGCGGTGCTACTGTTAAATACCAAGAAGAAATCTCTGCATTCCAATTTAGAGTATTTACATAACTTGTATCTGAAGCAGCTAAAGAAATATCATTGTTAAATCTTACATAATTATTTATACTTACATAAGTAGTTCCATTAAATATTTTTATAGGAAAAGAAGATACACTTGTTAAATCATTATTGTATATTAATATTGGCTTTGGAATATATGGTTGTAAATTTTTATTTAATAAAGTTGCAGTTATAAAAGGATAGTCAGTAGTTTTTTCCCACATCACATCCTCAAAAGGTAGTTTAATTTCATACTTACTACTTTCAGAAGTAGTGTTATTTATGTAAATTAAATCACCATATTGTTTATTGTATAAACCAGCATAGCCATTGTTTAATATATTTTCTGATTTTTCATAGCTAAATTCTATTGATTTAAATAGCTTTGGCTTTTCAATATCTAATTCATCAGCATAAATAAATGGTGTTAAATCTTTTATTTCTCCTTCTTGATAGTAAAGTTCTAATGGCTGTAACTTAAAAGTATTAGCATCTATTGGAGTAATAATAAGATTAAACATCTTTACTATACCCATAAAGAAGTCTGAAACTTTTATATCTGGAACATAATTAACTACATTTTGTGTTGATGAAAAAGATTGTCCTGTTCCACCTGAAAGATAGTTATAAGCATCTGTAGTATAATCACCACCACCAACTCTAATATAATTAATAACTCCTTTAAAACTAAAAGCACCTAATGCAGAAACTCTAATATAATAAGTATGATTAGCTGGATCCTCACTTTGTGTTTGATTATATAATTCTAAAGTTTGTATTCCTATTAAATTATCAAATGTTTTATATATAACTCCATCTTGATATAAATCAACTCTATAATTAATTGCAGTAAATCCAGTATTAGGAGTTATTTTATATTTTATAACTAATCTTCTTGGAGCAGTAGGATAAAGATAATTTACAAACTTATTACTAGCCCAATCCGATGTTATTAAATTAGTTGTTGCATTATATTCTGGAAAAGTATCATCTGCTCCTGTTTGAAAATGTATAAATCTTACTGGGATATTATTAATACCACTATTATATGCTCTTGGTAATTCACTATTTTTTAAAAATAAATTTAACTTAGTAAACTGTTGGTAGTTTAAAAAGTTGCCTTGAAAACTTATATTGTATTTGTTTTGTATAAACTCAAATATTTTAGGAATAGGAATAGCGGGAAATAAGTCATTCCAATTAATCGCTCCTGTGTTTGTAGTTATATCATAAATAGATGCAGTCTTATAATCAAACTTTCTAATGTTGCCTATTAATGGATATTTAACATCGCCACTATTTGAATTAATCTTTGATATAACTGTAGCAGCATTGTAATCGTGATTTAAAGAAGTATAATCTAAAGTATTAAGTTTATCTTCTCCGAACTTATCTTTTAGCTGTGTTAAGTTTCCATAGAATGTAAGCGTGTAGCTTTCAATATATCCGTTTTTTTTATTTGCTTTTTCTAACTGTACGTTTCCACTTCTAAAAGGGATGGTATCTATTTCTATAAAAGCATTATAACGTATTCTAGCATCGTATCCATTATCTACTGCATTGTCGTACCAATGTGAAAAGATAGCGTTATTTGTACGTGATGCAGGAATAGTAAACGATTGAGAATAATCTGTAAATAGCTTACCAATATCTGCATAGTTTTGTATTGAAGATGTTACTGAAACTTTTTCATCTTGAAACATTTCAACTCTTGAAAATGGAAAATCTACTATTTGATAAATAGAACTTTCATCTAAAGGTGTTGGTATATCAACTAATGTATTTATAATACTATTACCATTATTATTTATTATTTTACCTAATGAACCAGCTCCTTTTCCGGAAAGAATAAAAATATAATATCCAATCCATTGACTATTAATCCAGCTTTTACTATAATCAACTATTTCTCCATTAGTAACTATTGAATTAACTCCGC